TCCGCGCATCAGTACATGACCAGCTCGATCGAGAGCAGCGTCGATGCGATGTCGCCGGCCGACAGGCAGGCGATGCGGGCCAAGTTCACCGCACTCTGGTCAGGTGAGAAGGACCCCGAAGGCAACCTGATCCCGAGCCCGTTCGAGGTCGGGTTCGGCCGCTACGTGGCGCTCAACGCGGCGAACATGCTGCCGTCCTGGGGGCCGATGCTGATCCCCGGCGGGGTGCTCGCCAAGGTGGCGATCTCGGGCATCACGATGGGCGCGCCGAGCGCGGGCGAGATGTACACCCGGCTCTACGACGGCGTGATGAAGGCGCCGCAGTCAGAGATGGAGCAGTCGCCGGCGTACACGGCGGCGATCAAGGCGGGCCAGTCCGACGAACAGGCGCGGCTGGAGGTGCTGCGCGGCGCGGCGATCCTCTCGGTCGGCACCGCCGGTGCGCTCGGTACTGCGGCCGGTGCCGGGGTAGGCGGCATCCTGGCCAGGGGTGCGCTGGGTGGTGGGGAGCGGATAGCATCCCGGATGGGCATCGGTGCTGCCGAGGCCGGTGCCACGATGGGGGTACAGGGCGCCGGCACCGAACTGGCGGGCCAGTACGGCGAGAAACGGGCGGGCATCCGGCAGAACTACGATATCGGTCAGGTCATCGCCGAGGGCGTGTCGCAGGGTTTGACCGGCGCGGCACTCGGTGCCGTCGGCGGGGTGTTCCACAGGCCCACAGCAGCCGAGGTCAGAGAGGAAGAACGCCCGCCAGCGCCAGGAGTATCATCGGATACGTCGGCGGCGCTCACCGAGGCGCTGACACCCAGCACACCTGAACCGGGTGGTCCCACCACGACGGCTGATATGTCGGGCATCCCGGGTTATTCTCCCTCGGGCGTCGAGACCATCCCACGTCGGCCCATGCCAGCCCCACCAGCACCGCCGGTGGCGGCGGGCGAGCCCACGGGTATCCCAGGGTGGTCGCCAGAGGGACCGGCGCCTACAGGCTCCACAGCCGCTCCAGCCAGTGCGCCGCCCACGGCACCAGAAACCACCCCAGGAGTACCCCCCACACCATCAGCAGCGCCGCGACCAACGCCCCAAGCAGCACCCCAAGCAGCACCGGAAGTACGACCCTCCGCAGGAATGAAGGCCGGCGAGCTGCGCGACGCGCTGACCCAGATGACGGGTCGGGCGCCGCCGGTGAAGACCAGCGTGGGCGATCTTCGCACGGCCTACGACCGCGAGGTGGCGCGTCAGGCATCATCCACGGTAGCATCGGACGTGACCGGCAGGCAGGTCGGGTCACAAGCACCCGGCGGTGACGGAGGTCCGGAACCCGAGGCCGTCGCCGGGAAGGCAGCCCCTTCGTCGGAGGTCGATCAACCGGTAGGCTCACTCCCGGTAGTGACGCCTTCGACGGAGGCGGCGAGGGTCGAGGCTGAGACCCAGGCCGAACCCGGCCCAGATATCACCGTTGCGCCCACCGAGGCAGTTTCCTCCCAGGTGGCGCAGGGGGAGACCGCGCCCGCAGGTCGGGAGGCAGCGCCCACTCCCAAGGGCGAAGCTGCTGAGGACGCGGTCGAACCCGCCAAGCCTAAGATTACACCCACCAAGGGCGACACCATCGCCGGCTACAACGTCGACCACGACAAGGTAACCGGGCAGGTCCACGCGGTTGCCAAAGACGGGGTCATCGCGGTTCGTGACAGCAACGGCGAACTGCACGCGGTCACGCCTGAAAATGTCCTGGAGCACACGCCCAAGCCCCTCACCAAGGGCGAACAACTGCGGGCCGAGCGCGTCGCCAAGCGCGCCGCTGAGAAAGCCAAGCTCACAGGTGAGAAGATCGAACCCGCTACCGCCCACGTCGCCGGCGAGGAGCAGGAGGTCGAGACCAAGGCTCCCGAGCGCGAGCCGCGCAGCCTGCCCGAGGCGCGTCAGGACGTGCGTGACGCCCTGGAAATGGCGCAGCGGGACATCCAGCCGGTCAAGGGAGTGAAGGCATCCCAGGTAGCGCAGAAGGCGGCGCAGGAGCTGGGCGAGCGGTTCGCCAAGGCGAAGACCGAGGGCGACCTGCACGACGCGATCGCGCACTGGGGGTCGGATAACCCAAACCCATTACCCCTGAGTACCACGCGCCGCTCGGCGCTGGCCGACCGCATGCTCAAGCTGCTCACCGGCAAGGGTCTCGACGAATACCGTACCGGCGAGACCCCCGAGGCACGGGCTGCGCGGGTCGCGGCCGAGGCACGCGAGGAGATCGCGCGCCAGCCCAAGGCGGTCGAGGACGAGCGCACGCAGCGCAAGACGGCACTTGAGGAAGCGCACGCGCGTGACGCCGATGTCGAGCGCGAGGTCGCGCATGAGGTCGGCGAAGCAGCGGCACCTGAAGCAGAGGCTGAAGTCACTCCGGTAGTAAAAGAGCCAGAGGCGGCGACTAAGGCCAAGACCACCAGCAAGGCACGCGAGGCCGAGCGGCTACTGAAGGATGTGCTGGACGGTAAGAAGACCCCGGTGCAGGCCAGCGAGGAATACGGCCTGCCGAAGAAGGGCGCCAAGCCACGCGGCGAGGGGCTGCGCACGTTCCTGGAATATCTGGTCAACGAGGCCAAGCGCGCCGAGAGCGAGGGTGAGCGCGAGCGCATCATCGCGAAGTCCGAGGCGCAGAACAAAGCCTCCGAGCGAGCGGGCGGCGAGCATCCCAACAAGAAGAAGGCGCGCACCGAGACCCTGCAACGGGAACTACAGCGTGTCGGTCCCGAGTACGCCGAGAAGATACGCGGCTATGCGCGCGAGATCGCTGATCCGATCCGGAAGGCCGCTGATGAAGCGGCGGCAGTCAAGCAGGCAGCGGCCGAGAAGATCGCGGCGAAGCTGGGTAAGGGTCCGCAGGAAATGGCGGCGCCTGAGCGGGCGACACCGGATGGTATCGGTCCCAGCGCGTCACGCTTTGTACAAATGGCGCGCGATCCGCGCATCGGTGCCAATCTGGTGCGGCATCTGAAAGCTGCGGCGGCGGTCGGCCGGACACTCAGTCTCCATGATGTGCTGCGGTTCGTGCGGGATGATCCGTTGGTGCGTGCCGAAGCCAGACCGCTGCACGCACTGGCGATGAGACTGCTGAGCAGTCGACTATTGCCTGATGTGCCAGTGCTGACCCCGGAGCAAGGGCGGGCGCGCGGCCTGGTTGATGACCAGCGCATGGCGCGTTTCCGATCCGGTAATCTATACGGATATTCGGCGATGGAACACTCCACGCCGCACATCGTACTCAACCCAGATACGTCGTTTGGCCATATCGAGACGGCGTTGCATGAGGCCATGCACGCGGTGACTTCGCGTTACATCGAACATCTGCGCGAGACCGCTCCCAACCACCCGGATTTACAGGTGCTGCGCGCGATCAAGCGTGAGCTGAATGATCAGAAAGACCTCGCTTATATGACCGGGCGGATCAGCGGGGACCAGCTCGACAGGATTAACTACGCGTTGAAGGATGAGCACGAGCTGCATACCGCGCTGATGACCAGCCCCGAGGTGCAAGCCTTCGCCGCTGGTGGGCAAGCTTCTGACGGATTACGGGCTGAGCTGTCCAGGCTGGGCTTCCCACCGCGTGAACAGGGTCGGTCTGTGTGGCGCTACTTCACCGACTGGGTACGACGCGCGCTGGGAATGGACAAGCCAGCGACGGTTAGCGAGTACACGCTGCTCGACCATTTGCTGCGACCGATGCAGGAGATCACCGAACGCGGCGGTGAATACGGTCGCTCGATGGATGAACTCAGACAATTCCAGCGCGAGTTCGAGCACGACGCACCAAGAGACCCCGAGCTGCGTGCCCAGGCCGAGCCCCTGTATCGCACCGCGACCTCCAGCATGGGCGATCGCGTGCGCGACACCGCCGATCGTGCCCTCGAACACCTCCCCGACGCGCACACCATGGGCGACAAGGGGCAACAGTTCCTGTTGAACGGCGCCACCACCGACGGGATCGTGTCGCGCTATAAGCCTTTAATACCGTCGTTGGAAACCTGGCGGAACGCCCGCGAGGCGATCGCCCGGGTGGGCAAGGTGTTCTCAGATAAGTTCGCCGACGCCACCTACAAGCTCACCAACGGCTACGCTCAGATCAAAGACCGCAACGCGCTGGGCCAGCTGATGAACGACGCGACGATCGCCGAGGCCAAGTTGGGCTCGGGGGTGGCAGCCGACGCCAACGCGCACCTGACCACGCCGGCGCAGAAGGCAGCCCTCGCAGACCTACAGGCCCGCTACAACGGACTGTCCGACAAGGCCAAGGCGTTCTACGACAACGCGCGCGACATGTACCAGCAATGGCACACCACCAAGCGCGATGCCGAGAAGCGGTCACTGCTCAATACCTGGTGGCCGGACGCTAGCGACATCGACCGGAAGGCGTTTCTCAAAGCTGCTACGTCGAAGACCGCGATGGAGAAGTATATCGGGTCCGAAATCTCGCCCAAGTTGGGTCGCGCGATCGGTAAAATTTACAGCCAGGGCTTCGTTCGGGGAGACTATTTCCCGCTGCGCCGGCACGGCGATTATGTGGTGCGCTACGGCGACCGCGACGATCCCACCAAGTATGGCGTGGAGATGTTCGAGAAGCGCCGCGATGCCGAGGCGCGGCGCAAGGAGTTGCTGGCGCGCGGTGACGTAGACGACGTGTACCAGGTCTCCCAGCGTTCCCGCAGCTCGATCCGCGACATCGCACCCGACCATCCGGCGGTGGCTGAACTGACCGACGCCATGATCGCACGCGGCACGCCCACTGCCGAGGCGCACGCGGTGCGTGACCAGCTCCAGAGCATACTCCTGGATCACGCGACGCGCTCCGAGGTTGCGCGCGCCAACATGCGGCGCAAGGGCGTGAAGGGTGCATCGATCGATCAGGGACGGGTACTGGCCGATGAGTTCCTCAACATGCAGGGCTCGCTCGGGCACCTCGAACACGGTGCTGCGGTGGCTCAGGCACGCAGTGCGATGCGCCGCGAGGTCGAGGACCTCGAAGGGCCGCGTGCGGTGCAGTCGGGCATGGCGGTCACCGGTCGCCAGGTACTGCGCGAAGCCGAGAAACGCGACGCCACGATCGCCGATCCGAACAGCCTGATGGCATCGCTGGCCCGCAAGGCCAACGTGTTCTCGTTCGCTCACGCCCTGATGTCGCCCTCGCACATGATCACGGCGAGCATGGAAGCGCACACAAACTCCATGGCGATCCTGGGGGCGCGGCATAACTGGGGCCGCGCGGGGCTGGCGCTCACCACCGCCATGAGACAAGCGGGTCCGACGATGTTCACTACCGGAGTGAGGAAGACCCTCGCAGCGGTCAGAGGCGAGCTGAAGGCGACCGACTGGAACATGTCGGACCTCCTGCGTGACCGGTTCATCAAGGCGGGTGCCAATCGTGCGGGCATGAACATGTTGTTCAAGCGTCTGGAAGACGCCGGCCTGATCGACCACACCATGCTCAAGGACATGCACGATCAGGCGCTGGCCACCGGCGGCACGCGCACGGGCAAGACCTGGAACTACTTCATGAACCTGTCGCAGGTATCTGCGCACTCGGTCGATGCGATGAACAAGGGGGTGATCGCCAAAGCCGCGTTCGATCTGGAGTTCCGCAAGACCGGAGATATCAACAAGGCGGTCGACTACGCGGTCGAGACTGCGCGCACCGCGATGCCCAACTATAATCTGGCGAACAAGCCGCGCATCGCCACCGCTAACGGGTTCCTCGGTCAGCTTGGTTCGCCGCTGATGCAGTTCAAAATGTACGGCATGCACATGTACACCATCATGTCGAACATGGCGAAGGTGGGCATGGGGTCCGGCGAGAAGGCAAGGGAAGCGCGCTACGCGTTCGCCGGGCTCTTGGCTACGCACGCCATGAGTGCCGGCGTGCTAACCCTGATCGCCGACCCGCTGCGCTATATCGGCGGCGCGTATGACGCGCTGACCGGCGCGACCAAGCCACACGATCGCGAGGCGGATGTCCGGGGCTGGCTGTCCGACGTGATGGGACCCACCGCCGGCGAAGCGTTCGCGCGCGGCCTGCCCCACCTGCTCGGGTTCGATGTGCATTCGCGCGTCGGGCTGGGCAACCTGCTGGAAGTTCCCGAGCTGCCGTCGTTCGACAGCTCGGGCGTCGGCAAGCTGATGCTCGGGCTGACCACCGGGGCCACCGGCGAGGGCATCCAGAAGCTGGTCGACGGGTTCCACAAAGCGATGGCCGGCGACGTGATCGGCGGGGTGCAGGACGCGATCCCACGACCGATCCGCGATGCGATGAAGGCGGGCGATCTGGCCAGCAAGGGCGTGCAGACCCAGCAGGGACGCACGATCTTACCGGCGTCCAGGATATCGGGATGGGACGTGGCACTCCAGGCGGCAGGCTTCCAGCCGTCACGGGTAACCGAGGCGCGCGAGGGCAGCTACGCCGTGCAGCAGGCACGCGACGAGGCCAAGGCGCAGCATGACCAGCTGGTCAAAGCATGGGTCAGCGCCGACCCGGCGGACCGGCCCGCGATCATGTCGCAGATACGCGACTACACCAGCGACCCGCTGCACAAGGGTTTCCCGATCAACCATGACACCCTGCTCAAGGCGCTCCAGGCCAGGACCAAGGCCGGCAGGATACCGCCCGAGGCGTTCGGGCTCACGCTGCCCAAGCGAGGCGCCGCTGCACTCGAACAGGCGGGAAGGTTCGCGAACTACCAATGAGCAAAGCATCGGACCCCGAGTACTGGCGCAACCGCGACTGGTATATCCGGCGGGAAACCTCGGAAGCAGGCAAGAAGAAGCGGGTCATACGCGACCAGGCGCGCACCGCCGAGATCAAGGCGGGCAAGCTCTCACCCGGTTCAAAGCTCACGGTGGATCATATCAAGCCGCTGTCCAAAGGGGGCACCGACGCGGCGAAGAACCTGCGGGTGATCAGTGGTAAAGCAAATCGATCCAAATTTAACAAGACCTAGCGCGGCTTCCAAATTAGCCAGAGCAGCACCGCCAACAGCGCCAGCAGCGGGTACCAGCTAGGGATGCTCGGCATCGTTCATGCCCTTCCCGCCGCCCGCCCGTATTTCAGGGTGAGCACCTTGCGGATTGGCTCTAGCTCGGTGTGCAGCGCGTCCATCCGTGATATGTCGGCTTCGGTTTCCTCGATGCCGGGATCGAGCATGTTAATTATGCTGGCGAACACGTGCTCGGCGCCCACGAGGTATGCCTCCTTCAGATCGTCGCGCGGCTCATGGGGTGGCAGCTTCAGGAACAGCAACCGATAGGTCTGCCACCCCGCCTCGATCAGCAGCCCCTCGTCGGCCAAACGCCTGACCAGCCGCTCGGCGACTTCGCGTGTGTCCATCGGCCTCTCCTACATTCGAACGTTTGCGCATCATTCGTGAGTTTGTAAAAGCGGCACGCCCAGCCGCTCCCTCGCCGCGTCCTGGTGGCGCTTCGGCACACATCGCTTGATCCAGTCACAGGATGCGCACAGTGCAAGCTCTGGCGGCTCGTCGAAGATGAAGGAGAAGATGTGATGGCCGCAGTCGAGACAGGTGTATGCGATCGGCATCGGCCACTCCTTCAAACGGTCTCGACTTGCTCCTGATCGGCGCCCAGCAACCGCATGATCGCCCGGCGCTGCTCGTGGGTCTCGCATGCCAGGTAGAGCCCTGGCGCCGTATCCCGGTCTGGCTGGAAGGACCACGCCGGCAACTGCGCCGCGAAAACCTCCGCTTCCAACACGCGCAGTCGCTCGATTTCGATCCGTTGATTTTCCAGCCTCTCGTGTATGTCGTCAGGCATCGGCCACTCCCTATGCTCACTCTCCCTTGGGTGGCAGGGTGCTGTTGTCGATCCGGCCCCAGCCCTCGGTGTACTCCCAGCGGCGCTTCTGGTACTCGACCTGCAAGCGTGCCGCGCGTTCCTGGAACGTCTCGATCTCTACCGTAGTAAGCCCCGGCTCGGGCGGGGCGCTCATAGTTTCACCTGATTGCCTGGTGTGGGCACCGCCGGGCCAGCTGCTCGTGGCGGCGTGGGCACCAGCTGCAAGTTCTGCAACCCCTGCGACAGCGCACCCACCAGGGGGATGTGCAGCTGGGTGCTTTTCATCAACTGTTTGTAGTTGGTTCCCGCGCCCAGATAGCCCCGTGTCTCGACGGCGCCCCAGTTCATCTTGAGCTGGGCGACGATCGCGGAATTGGCGTGGTTGTGGTCCTGACACCATAGCCTGAAACTCTCGGTGGTGAACCGCAACATAGGTGGCTGCTCGGAAATATGCACCCTGACCTCCTGTCCGCGTGGTTCCACCGTGGTGGGAACCTGCTTAGCGGAATGGCTGGCCGCACCCACGGTGTGCAGCTGGTAGTCGGACTGCGCTGCCAGGTACTGGCCCATCACCCGTTCGAGATCATACTCGCCGGTGGCCTCGACCATAACCTGGAGACCGCGCGCCACCCGCATGCGGGCGAAGCAGTCCTTGAGGTAGCCGAACACACCCGCGAGATCGAAGTCGAACAGCCTCAGTTTGCGCGCATATTTGGCGCCCAGGATGGCGCACACCATGCCGGTGAGGAAGAACCGTTCATCGTCCTGGGTGCCCAGCTCGCGGCGTAATAACTCCCGCGCCTTCTGAAGATCATCGCGCACCCGGTCGAGGTTGGCCGCCAGCCACTGCGCATAGACCGCGCCGGCGTGGCCGTAGTTCTTCTCGGTGGCCTTCAGTTTGAGCCCCACCCCCGGCATGTCGGGCCGGTCCTGCTTGAGCACCGGGCACTCGAACAGCCGGAGTATGGCCGCGTCGGTGCCCATGTTGATGTCGGTCAGGTAGTCCCAGTAGGAACGGTTCGACGACATCACCAGCATGGTTTCCCATGAACCCGCTTCGCGTAACTTGATATCGGAGGTGAGCCGGGTCTTCTCGCGACCCACCGGGAGCGAGAAAATCAGATCATAAAACTGCTGCTTCTCGTCCTTGGCGACCTGCATCTCGTCCCAGTAGCGGGTGAGTATCTTGGGCATGGTCAGCGCGTGCATGACCGAGTTGGGACTGTCCTTCATCGACTGGATCATGGTGAAGTCGGCCCAGACCGCCTGACCCACCTTGATCGCGCTGGTTTTGCCGGTGCCGCTGCTGCCATGAAAATTCCAGCTCATCCCACGCACGTCACCGAGCAGCGCCACCAAAGGCGCTGCGAAGCTAAGGGCTATGATCAGCTGGAGTGCCGGGTGCTCACCTTCAAACAGCGCCGCAGCGGTGCGCCAGTTATCCATCGTGCCCTTGGCGGTGTACAGGTGGTTCATGATCGGATCGCCGCCAGCCACCAGCTGCATGGTGCCGTCACGACGGTAGTAATTTCCGGCGATCGCCAGCCCGGTCAGCTCGCCTTGCAGATTATAGTGCCACCCGTAGGGCTGCACGACATCGACGGTGACCGCGTGCTGCGCCCGCAGCTTGTTGATCCATGCCAAGATGAAGTCCCCCACTGGACCACAGGAGTGACGGTCAGTCGGCAGGTTCTGCTTGCGCAACAGGTTATGCTGCCCTGGTCCGCCTCCAAGGTCGAAGTCGTTGAGCACTGATAATTTGGCGACGCCGGCCATCTCATAGAGGAACACGATGCGCCGCCCGCCGCCGTCCAGCACGTGCAGCTCGGGTGACTTCACGTCACCCAGCATCAGCAGCTTCCACTGGCCGGTCTTGTTGTCGCCCTCGAAGTGCTCGATGCGCTGCGGGGTGTCCATACGACGGTAGTTGGGCGGCAGCTCGTCGGGATCGCTCGCGACCCCCAGGGTCAGCGGTGATTTGATCTGTCCCCAGAACGGACACTGGTCGCAGATGCCCTTGCGGTAGGTGTCGTACGAGGCGCACAGCGGCGCACCCAGATGCGGCTTGGCCGCCAGCTCGGCTTTGATCGCTGCCTTGTGGTTGTCGACGTTCTGCGGATCGTAGCGCGGATCGCCATCCGAGATTGGGTGTACATAATCATCGCCGTCGACGCAGAAATCGAACAGCGTGAGGTGGCCACGGTACCAGAGCGGATACTGATCGCCGTTGCCGTGGTTGGCGAGCGAGCTGGCGACCTGCGCGCACCGTGTGGCGATCACCGAGACATTATATTCGCGCTTGGTTATGCCTACGCTGGCGTTAGCCCCCACGTTGACTGAAGCGCCCGCATGCGCGGGCTTGGGGCCTAAGTTTATCGGATGCACCGTCGCGCCACCGGGGGTTCCCGAACGAGGTGCCGACACTCCTATGAATGGTTGGAGGGCCTGGGTGATCAGCGATACTGCGTAGTCGGGCGCGGTGAACCGGGGCAATACCTCGACAGCCACGCCCACCGCGCCCTTCTGGTTCCAGGTCTCAGGCGGTCGAAGTATTCTTGCACTGTCCACCGTCGGCGACACATCGCCGACCCAGGCATGCACCTGCATCGCAGCACGCAGCGCGTCAGCCAGAGGCTGCCACTGATCGCGTGTCAGCGCGGTATCGAGCACCCAGTAGAAGTGTAACCCATAGCCGCTGCTCACACACAGATTGGGACGTGGCAGGTTTATTGTCTGGCAGAAAGTGAGGCACCACGCGAGCGCGTCGTGCTTGGTAGCGAACACCATGTTCGCAGCTTTGCCATCGCCCACGCGAGATACATCCGCGTCGATCACCAGGGTCTGGATCAGGTGGACGTTCGCCTGTTCGCGACGCACGTCCATCCACTGCTGACCCTGTGCGTTGGTGCGCAGCGTGCCCGCCTTGAAGGCAGCGAGCGCGTGATACATCTCGAAGCCCTTCGCCGCGCCCCAACGAATGAACCCGGCGGCGTCGTTCAGCCTGGCTAGCGGGAACGACCGGTACGACCACGTCTTTTTGTTCCTGGTATGCGGCTCCTTGTTGTAGGTGACGTTGAGATAATTCCCCGCTGCCGGAACGACCCTGCGAAGGAAGTCTTCTATTTGCATTGGACGCTACCTCTGCCAGAACAAAAATGGGGCGAGGAATTATCCCCGCCCCTCTGAGGTAACTAAGGCTCAACAGTCCGACTGTAACAGGTTGTCGATGGTGTCTTCCAGGTCAGCCGGTGCGGCCTGCACGACGACTGTTGCACCCGCCGCTGGGGCCGCAACGGGGGCTGCCGCTGGGGCCTTCACTACGGGAGTGGTGGATGCTGCCACCGCCCTGGGCTTGGCCGGCGCGGGCGCGCCCCGGGCCGCCGCCATGAACGGCGACTTCCTGGCGGTCGCCACCACGGGTACCGACACCGGCTCCGCGACCGGCTCAGCCTCAGCCTCGACCTGGGCCGGTGGCTGGGCAGCGGGCGGCGGCGTGCGCACATGGGCCGGGCGCTGCTCCAGCGGGTGTGCTTCCGTGGCGGCGATCGCGTCCATGTCGGTGGTCACCTCGACCGCTTCCTCCTGGAGCATGCCCGTCACGTCGTCGGAACGCGCCAGCTCCAGCGCCAGCTCATAGTCCGCCGGGTCCGGTATCCAGCCGCCGACGGTGAATACCAGCTCGTGGGCGACCTGCGGGTTCTTGCTCAGCACCGTGATCACCTGCGACAAATCCGCCCCGTGCGAGCGTACCATCCGGGCGTAGCGTTCCAGCGCCAGCATCGCGGTCGGCGGCAGGTCCAGCAGCATGGGTCCGCCGAACTCCTCGTTGGCGATGTCGGCGGCGGGCACCACCGCGATCTTGCGACGGTCCTGGCACGCCTTGATCTTGGTCCCCGCGTCGGTGACCTTCGACCCCCACTTGTTGTTGGGGCAGGTCACGCAGACCGGTGACTGCGGCACGCGTGCCCCGGCATCCGGCGCGGTGCCCTGGGTGCTGAAACAATCCGGCGCCTCGCCCTCACGCTTGGGGTCCCAGCCGGACAGGTAGAAGCGCTTCGAGATGTGCGGGGAAATCCCCACGATCACCACCTCGACCTGCGCCATTGGCACCGGTGCCAGCGGCTTGCCCGTGCGTGCGTCCAGACCAGGCGACGCGAGCAAGGGCGTGGTCTCGCCGCGCCAGCGGATCGAGAACGCGGGATGGAAGTTCATGCGCGGGAAGCTGGCACGCACGCCAGCCATCGCGTTGGCATTGAGGTCGACGCCCTGCGTCGCGCTGATGTGCGCCGGGACGGCCCCTACCAGTGGTGCGAGTTGGTTCATAGTTCACCTATATGTTGACGACAGTAGTGGATCACTCGATGCCAGGCGCAGCACGTCTGACATTAACGACGATCTCCGTGGTCACGTCCACCCCGGGGATCGGTAGTTTCGTATCCTCTATTATTGCAACAGCGCCCGTCTTGGACACGCGGGCCTCCAGCAACTCCCACGCCTCGTTGTGCCGGATGAACTCCAGGGTCTGCGACCAGTCAGTCACGCGACACGAGGTGCGGTTATACTTGTAGGCAGTCCCATGGGCAGTCCTCATGCTCTCGGTCTTGTTGGCGTTGAGATGGTCGAGCAGCCAGTTCTCCAGCGTGGTCATGGCCTCAGTGTACTTCGCCAGTTCTCCTTCCATCTTTTTCTTGAGTTCGGACTTCCTGTCACGCAGCTGGACATACTTGTCGATCATCGCGTCGGGCGTCATTGCCGGACGGGTCCTGGTTTCAGACATTGACTGCTCCTTTGGCATCCCTGGCGGTGACCTCGATGGTGTGGGTGATGTACATCACACCGTTCTTGAGAAACTGCGTGGGCGCCAGACGTTGGGTCACATGATGCTTGGCCGAGGCAGCGACCGCGCCGGGATCATGCACCACGAGGGAATTATGCTTGAGGCGCACCCGCAGGTACACCGTCAGTTCGTATTCGTCTTCAGAACTGTTATTCGCCATGCTCACTCCCGTAGTATCTACATGGGCGCGACCATCCTTACCCTCTTATAATTACGCTCGACCAGGTTTACCCACGCCTGCCGGTCATGTCATGAGTGTTGGGGTACCGGAAGGTTAGAGAGGATGGTCATGTAGCGTTGCGCGCCCGTCAACGGTAAAGTGTCGAGCAACCCCTAGCTCTCAGTATTTCACCTCCTGCTGGGCGAACAGGCCCAGCAAACAACCCTGCATGCGTGCCTTCGCGCGAAGGCGTGCATAGGTGGCACTCTCCACCGACGTGCCCGTCAGGTGCACGATCAGTGTCTTATGCGTCTGCCCTGGTCGTACGATCCGTGCGTTCGCCTGCTCGTAGATATCGAGCGAGGTCGTCGGCGAATACCATACGATGGTGTTGGCTCGCGTCAAGGTGAGACCATGCGCCAAAGTCTGCGGATGTGCAACTATAATCCGAGGCGAAGTTGTAGTTTGGAACTGGTTGAAAATCTTATCGCGCTGGCCCCTGGATGTGCCCCCATGCACCACGGATACATCATGATGCCTGGCCCTGAGATGGGTGGCTACGCCCGTCAGCGCGTGAAGAAAGGGCACCATGACCAGGACCTTGCGATCGGTCTCCGCGAGGGCTTCCTCTAAAGCTCTCAACCTTCCTGTGCTGGGGAGTGCGTAGACCGTCTTACTGTCGGTGTAAATAAATCCGGCTGCGACCTGGAGCAGTTTGCTCTGCAAGATACCTTCGTTCACAGCAGTGATAGGTTCGCCCTTGGTCGAGAGCATGCGCGCCTTATTGTACAGTAGTTTGTAGGCTTTGGCGGCGTCGGCATCAAGCATCACTCCTCTGTCTACGTATGTCGTGTCAGGGAGTTCCATCACATCGTCCAGTGTGTAGCGCACGCTCGGGGACATGGCGGCGCGCACGTGCTCGTTGGCGTCCAGCCGGGGTATCCAGCGGAACTGGGACACCTTGCGCATCGTGATGTCCTGGAAGTGCATGAAGGTACGCGTCGTGCGCTCGGGGGTGAGCAGGCGCACCTGCGCCCAGGCGTCGGTGGGTGCGTTGGGGGTGGGGGACCCAGTGAGGCCCCAGGCGTACTCGACCGAGGGCGCGGAGATCACGCGCTGCGCCGCCTTCCACAGCTCGGTGCCCCGATTGCGGAACACCGCCAGCTCGTCGAGCACCACGATGTCGAACGCCTTGTCGATGAGGGCCTGACCCAGCACGTTCAACCCGTGGTGGTTGATGATGTAGATGTCCGCGTCTTCCGCGAGCAGGCTCAGGCGCTTATCCCGACTACCGTAGAGAACCTTGGTCTTCCGGCGCATCATGAGATTGAACAACTCACGTTCCCACACAGGAGTGAGGGTACTCAACGTGGCGGCAATCAGAACCCGCTTGAGCCCCTGGGTCTTCATCAGCCAGTCCGCAGCGTATAACACGCTCCGGGTTTTGCCAGTGCCCATCGAGCTGAGTACGTAGCAGCGGGGGCTCTCGGTCAGGAGTGCCGCAGTAGTGCGCTGGATATCCCAGGGCTTGGAACCTAACCAATCATACCGTGTCAGAATGGGCGTGGGGATCGCGATCCCCACGTTGCGCGCGACGCGCGCCTCGGCGGCGCCGTTGGGGATCAAGAGCATGCTCGCGCCCTGGTGGTCGAACTTGCGGGCATGCGGGATCAGCTGCGCGAGATCATGGCGCCAGGGGACTACTACGTGGAGGGCATCTCGGGTCACAAAGGCGTTCATGCGCGTTTCCTGATCGTGATTTTCACTTCGTCCAAGACAATCGCGTCCAGCCATGACTTGAGGTCAGCCAATGTATCATCATCATAGACCACAAAGGGAGCGCCGCCGGCGTTGAGGATGTCCACGATGGTTCCTGATTGCAGTGGGGTGGGCTTGGCACCTGGACGCTTGGCTTCGATGGCGAAGAACTCACCGTGTGCGCACCCTAGATAGTCGAGCGTGCGCTTGCCGTAGCCGATGGGCACCGGCATGTAGTAGTAAAGTTTACTACCGTAGCTGTCAAGCAATGTTTTGATCTTGTTCTTAATTTTTCCTTCGGGGGTCATGTCACACCATCAGGTTGAGATAAGCTATAAGCGTCGGATCAACCACGCCGCGCTCGATGATCCGGCTCCAGTAGCGATAGGGTTTATCTACCATCTCGCTGGTGCACAGCAACTGCGCCGGCCCGAGTTCAACCAGACGGTACACGCGCACCTCGTCGCGATCGAACAGCATGAAGCCCACCTTGCGATGCAGGCTCTTGGGTATCTGACGCAGGCACATGAGGTTGAAGTCGGTCTGGTTCAGCTCGCTCACGTCGAGCCGGGTACCCGGCTTGACCACCTCGCGATACGCAAGCAGGCGTTCATACTGGCGTCGCTTCATAGCGTCACGTTGAGCAGTGCGATGAACTCCGGCGGCAGCGTAAGGCCATCATGCAGGTCGGTCTCGAAGATGCGGTCCTTGGTATCGATCATGACGATCCTGGGCGCCAACATGACCGCGTCACTGCGTACCCAGATGTTGAGGATGAGCTTCCGAAGTGCTGGCGGCAACTGAATGCGCACGTGCGCGACCAGCTCGCGATAGTCGTTCACGCGACTCTCTGCCATGTCGGCCAGGTTCATATGATAGGCGGGCGCCGATGGGAGCAGACCGGTCGCCCCCATCACCCGGTTACTTCCCGTGGTACGGACATGACACGACGGCGCAGTAGCGTTTGCAGAGCCCGGATGGCCTGGGCGGGTATTCCTGCGACTGGCGGGCATCGACCACCTTCCTGACACGGGGCAGCAGCTCGCCCCAGATTTCGGTCACGTCACCACGCACGTATTCGGCCGGCTCGGTGTGGTTGTGGTTGATGAACAGCAGCGCCGCCTTGACCCGTACCAGCTTGGGGTCCTGGGCGAACATCACGGCCGACATGAGCTGGAGCTGGGTGGGATCGGGCGAGGGCTTGCCCGTTTTCCAGTCCAGCACCACGGCCACGCGCCCCTGGGTCTCGTCGCGCACCTTGCATGCATCTATGACCGTGCGACACCACACGCCCTTGCCGAAGAAGGACACGGGTTTGAAGTCCGAGGTGATCGCCAGCTTCTGCTCGGAATAGGTGCGACCAGGGGCGTCCACGAACTTGGCGAGCATGTTCTCATACTGGCCCATTCCCAACGGTAGTGAAGTGCCCTTGGAGATGCGATGATCGAACGCGGTGTGAAGTGCGTAACCCCCGCGCAGGGCTTCGGTCTCCGGTT